CCGCGCAAGGGAAAGCACGAGAGCGTGTCCGGTGCAGCGTCGATCTCCCCGGATGGCGGGATACCTCTCGCCACCGGTCCGCCTGCCGGGTTCTGAACCTTCTGCCTTTCACCTTCACTGCCTTTTCAACCGTCAAACAACGGAACGAGACCTCATGTCCGCTATCGAAACCCATGTCCCCGCGCTGGCCGCCGGCCAGCTCCTGGACGCCATCGGCCCTGACCGCTCCATGAACCTCCACGACGCACTGGCAGGGGCCAGCCTCGAGGAAGTCGGTATCGCGCTGCGCACCGTCACCGATGCGCTCGTCAGTCACGATCGCACCCACCGGCAGCTCTTGGCGCTCCGCGACTTCCTGCAGAGCATTCTCCGGACCGGCATCACCGCAGGTGAAGCTGCCGTCGCCTCTGCTGTCCCTGTCACCGGCGAAGAATGAGGTCCATCATGGCAATCTCTCTCGCCTCTCTGAAGACCTCCTCGCAACTCACCCCTCCGGCAATCATCGTCCACGGTGTCGCCGGTGTTGGAAAGACCACCTTCGCCGCCGGCAGCGACAAGGCCGTGGCGATCTGTACCGAGGACGGACTCGGCACGCTCAAGCTCCCGCATTTTCCTTTGGCGCGGAGCTTCGAGGAGGTCATCGAAGCGCTGGCGGCGCTCCATGCCGAACCGCATGAGCACCAAACGCTGGTGGTCGACAGCCTCGACTGGCTGGAGCCGCTGATCTGGCAGCATGCCTGCAAGATCAACAACTGGTCAACGATCGAGGAGCCCGGTTACGGCAAGGGCTACATCGCGGCTCTCGATCTGTGGCGGCAGTACCTCGACTGGATCAATGCGCTCCGGGAGGACCGCCGGATGATGGTGGTGCAACTCGCCCACACCGACATCAAGCGCTTCGACAGCCCCGAACATGAGCCCTACGACCGCTACGTCATCAAGCTCCATGCCCGGGCCGCGGCCCTGCTGCAGGAACATGCCGACATCGTGCTGTTCGCCAACTACCGCATCTCGACCGTCAAATCGGATGTCGGCTTCAACAAGAAGGTGACCCGTGCGCTCGGGAGCGGCGAGCGGGTTCTCTACACCGCCGAGCGTCCCGCCTTCCTCGCCAAGAACCGCTACGGGCTTCCTGATGTCCTTCCCCTGGACTGGGACGCCTTCGCGGCCGCCTGCCCAAAGTTCAACTGACCCACATCCCAGCACAGGAACACTTCAAATGGCACGTTTCGACACTACCTTCGACGCCAGCGGCGTCGAACCCCTCACCGGCTACGAGCTTCTCCCCGCTGGTGACTACAACGTTCAGATCGTCGAGAGCGAGATGCGTCCGACCCGCAGCGGCACCGGTGAGTATCTCTGGATCGGGATGGACATTCTCGACGGCCAGCACCAGGGCCGCAAGGTCTATGACCAGCTGAACTTGATCAACCCCAACCCCACCACCGTGGAAATGGCCCAGCGCACGCTGTCGGCGATCTGCCATGCGACGGGGGAACTCCATGTCAGCGACTCCGAGGACCTGCACTTCAAGCCCATGACCATTCGGGTCTCGATCAGGAAGCCCAAGGATGGCGGACAGGAGCGGAATCAGATCCGCTACCTGGTGCCGAAGGACGAGCCCGCTACGGTACCGGCGCGCCCGGCAGCGCCACAGCGTCCGGTGCGCCCCGGTGCGGCCGCCACGCCCACAGTGCCGCAACGCCCCAACGCCGCGCCGTGGAAGGCCAAGGCCTGAGGACTACCTGACCTGCCGCCGCCGGCTGCCTCATGCTGCCCGGCGGCGGCGTTCCCCTCGAACTTTCGGAGACATCGATGGATACCCCTCATTCCGCTGATTCAGCGGCCGCCGGAGCCTTGCCCGAAGCCGCCCCCGATGCGCGCCGGCTGCGGCTTGCCGCCCTCGACGACGCCATTGCGCGCATCCGCACGCAGATTGCATCCGCCGACCTCGAACGCCAGGTCAGGGGCAAGAAGATCGACCCCAGCTGGTTCCACCGCGCCAAGACGGCCATGCGGCACCTGCAGCGCGAGCGCGTCGAACTGCTTGCGACTGGCCCCGTTACCGCGCGCCGCAAGGCCAGGCTCAAGGACGCCATCATCGCGGTGGTGCGCCGGGACCATGACGAGGAGAGCTGGGCGGCTGTTCTGAGCGAGGCGCAACGCCTTGCGGCAAGGGAGGACTGAAAGATGGTAAAGCTCCCTCCGGCACCCACGCCCACCGTCGATGCGATCCTCGCCACATATGAGACCGGCCAGGGCGACGGTTTCCGGGAACATCTTGGCGCCTCGCTCATCGGCAAGTCCTGCGAACGCGCTCTCTGGTTCGATTTCCGCTGGGCGACCTACTCCCGGCATCCGGGCCGCATCCTGCGCCTGTTCGAGACCGGACAGCGCGAAGAAGAACGCCTCGTGCGCAATCTCCGCGCCACCGGCGCAACCGTGCTCGAGGTCGATCCTGCGACCGGACGCCAGTTCCGTGTCGAGGCCCATGGCGGTCACTTCGGCGGTTCGCTGGACGGCATCGCGCTTGGGCTCCGCGAGGCCCCTAAGACCTGGCACGTCATCGAGTTCAAGACCCATTCCGCCAAGAGCTTCAATCATCTCGTGGCGAAGGGTGTGGTTGCCTCCAAGCCCCAACATGCGGCGCAGATGCAGATCTACATGCATCTGATGGGGATCTCCCGGGCTTTCTACCTCGCCGTCTGCAAGGACACTGACGCGCTCTACGCCGAGCGGGTGGAGGCGGATGCCGCCGAGGCCGAACGCCTGCTGGCCAAGGCGTCGCGCATCATCGATGCGGCGCGGCCGCCGTTCCGGATAAGCGAGGACGCCTCCTGGTTCGAGTGCCGCATGTGCAGCCACCGTGCCGCTTGCCACGAGGGCGCGAAGGCCGACGTCAATTGCCGGACCTGTCTCCATTCCACCCCGGTGGAAGGTGGCTGGCACTGCGCCCGGCATGGCCACATGCCCGATCCCTCGGACCAGCGCATCGCCTGCAGCAAGCACCTGTTCATTCCGGACCTCGTGGCAGGAGACATCGTCGAGGTGGGCGATGACTTCGTCGTCTACCGCATGAAGGATGGCTCAAGCTGGGTCAATGACGCGCGTGAGGTGGTGTCATGCTGACGCTCCGTCCCTACCAGCAACAGGCCATCGACGCCATCTACGCCTATTTCGGGGACCACACCGGAAACCCCCTGATCGTCATCCCGACGGCCGGCGGGAAAAGCCTGGTCCTGGCCGCTTTCAGCGAAGGTGTTCTGAAGACCTGGCCCGACCAGCGCATCCTGGTCGTGACCCATGTGCGTGAGCTGATTGCCCAGAATCACGCCGAGATGGTGGGGCTGTGGCCGGACGCACCTGCGGGGATCTATTCGGCAGGCCTCGGCAGGCGCGAAGCGGAAGCACGCATTCTCTTCGCTGGCATCCAGTCGGTGCATCGCCGTGCGGCGGAGATCGGTCATTGCGATCTCGTCCTCATCGACGAGGCGCATCTGATCCCGACCACCTCGGCGACCATGTACCGTCGTTTCCTCGCCGAACTCACCGCCATCAATCCGAAGTTGAAGGTGATCGGCTTCACGGCGACGCCCTATCGTCTCGAGAGCGGCATGCTGCATGAAGGTGAAGGCGCGCTCTTCACCGATATCGCCTTCGAGGTCTCGGTACGTGAACTGATCGATGAGGGGTTTCTCTGCCCGCTGGTCAGCAAGCAACCGAGGACGAAGCTCGAGATCGGCGGCGTCGGCACGCGCGGTGGCGAGTTCATCGCCAGCGAGCTGCAGGCCGCTGTCGACAAGGAGGCCATCACCCGCGCGGCGGTCTCGGAAATCATCGCCTATGGCGCGGACCGCAAGTCGTGGCTTGCCTTCTGCTCGGGCGTTGACCATGCCCGCCATGTCGCCGAGGAATTCCGCAGCCGCGGGATCGGTTGCGAGACGATCTTCGGCGATACCCCCAAGGACGAGCGCGACCAGATCATTGCTGCCTTCAAGCGCGGAGAATATCGTGCACTTGCCTCGATGGGCGTACTGACGACGGGCTTCAATGCGCCTGCCGTCGATCTCATCGCGATGCTGCGGCCTACCAAGTCAGCCGGGCTCTATGTGCAGATGGCGGGCCGTGGCACGCGTTTGGCACCTGGCAAGGAGAACTGCCTGGTGCTCGACTTCGCGGGCAATGTCAGCCGCCACGGGCCCATCGACCTCGTGCGGCCGAAGAAGCCGGGAGAGGCCGGTGACGGTGCGGCGCCGACGAAGCTGTGCCCCGAGTGCGAGACGATCGTTCCGTCTGCGGCCCGGGCTTGCCCGGAGTGTGGCTACGAGTTCCCCCGCGAGGAGGTGAAGATCGCCCCCACTGCCTCGACGCTGGCCATACTCTCAGGCCGGCGGGACGCCTGGGTGGAGGTTGCGTCGGTTCACTACCGGAAGCACACGAAGGAAGGCAGCCCGCCGTCGCTCCGGGTCGAATATCATTGCGGCCTCGTGATCCACAAGGAATGGGTCTGCTTCGAGCACCAGGGCTATGCCCGACTCAAGGCGGAAGGCTGGTGGGAACGCCGGTCCGTGGCGCCGATCCCGCGGACTGTCGATGAGGCGTTGAGTGCCACCGGCGGGTTGCTGCGCCCCAGTCACATCTTCGTCCGCTCGAGCGGACAGTTCACCGAAGTCTCCAAGCACAGGTTCGAAGCATGCACCACCACCCACAAGACCTCTGCGCCGTCTGCCACCGTGAGCCGCGCCACCACGGCTGGTTCGACGCCACCTACGGGGCTTCCGACCCCCGGCGGAGTGAAAGTCGCCGGCGGCTCTGCGGTCGCGTCTGCCAGAACATCTTTCATGGGAGAAAAGGCATGATCGACCCCACTCCCAACGAGAGGGCTGCCATGGAGCATGGCGGCCAGATGGGCGGCCAGTACCTCGACAGCCTCGGCAAGACCGATCTCGCCACGTTCACGGTGGAGGAGTGGGCGACTTTCCTCGACTGCGTGGTCACGGGCTACTGCGATTGCCTCCGCGAACTCGCATCAATCGACAGGGACCGGCTTGGCGCCATGACAGAGGGAGTGCCGTTCTGATGGCAAACGAAAACTTCATGGCGCGCCATGGCGAGCGCCTTCTCAGCAACGGTTACGCCATTCTCCCCATTGCGCCTGGCACCAAGAAACCGGGCCGTCATACGAGGGGCAAGTGGAGCGACTATCCGGAATGGAATCGCCATGCCGCCCGACCGACGACGGAGATCGAACTCAAGTCCTGGTCGCGCTGGCCTGGCTGTGGCATCGGTATCGTTGGCGGGGCGGTTGCGGCGGTTGATATCGACATCGCCGGCGATCCTTTACTGGCGCTGGAGGTCGAGAAGCTGGCACGCGCTCGCCTCGGTGAGACCCCGGCCATTCGTATCGGCAAGGCTCCGAAGCGGATGCTGGTCTACCGGACATCGGCGCCCTTCAAAGGCCTCAAGCGCCATCCGCTCGAGGTGTTGTGCCTCGGCCAGCAGTTTGTCGCCTATGCCATCCACCCCGGAACCGGCGAACCCTATGCGTGGCCTGAGGAGGGGCTTGCGGATCTTGATGTCGCCAGCTTGCCCGAGATTGACGAGGACATGGCGCGCGCGTTTCTCGAGGAGGCCTATTCGCTTCTGCCAGCAGAAGTGCGCACGGGATCTCTCGGCAATGTGGCTGGCTCCCCTGGTTTGCCGGCCCCTGCCCAGAAGGGGACGCTCCCCGCCATCCGTGCGGCGCTTGCCTTCATTCCCAATGCCGAACTCGATTACGACAGCTGGGTGCGGATCGGCCTGGCCCTGAAGGGCGCCCTTGGCGACGCAGGCGAAGAGATCTTCTCCGCCTGGTCGGGACAAGCGGCCAAGAATGACGAGGCATTTACCGCCCGGAGCTGGGCGTCCTTCAGGCCCGACCGCATCGGCGCC